CCTGTAATACAAACTCCTTCCATTCTATATATTTCCTAAATATTTTATTTATCACAAATTATTTAATTTGGAGGAATGGATACAATCCGTTTCTTACGCTATTTTTCTTTTCATAATTATATATATCAACAGACAACTTATTAACGCTCTTGTGTTTTCCTTCATCGTTTAAAACACTAATTCCATAAAGTTTAGCGTAATGTTTAATATTTTTAAACTTATCACTTGGCATTATATATAATAATTAGAAAATATTTTCTGTATATAAATTATAAATGCCGACACCAACTAATCAAAAGTTATATGACGAGGTTAAAGATTTCATTATGAGTAGATATAAAAAGAACTCTGCATTTGCGTCAGGTGCTATTGTAAAAGAATACAAAAGACGAGGTGGGAAATATAAAGAAGACGGAAAACCAAAACACCTTGAAAGATGGTTTGATGAAAAGTGGATTGATATTAACCCACTAATTGGAGTAGAAGACGACGACGCATACCCTGTTTTTAGACCAACAAAAAAGGTAAATGAAATGACACCAACATTAGTGCAGGAAATACCTGGAAAGCGTTTAAAAGAACAATTCAAGTTAAAACAGAAAATAAAAGGAAAAGAAAATCTACCTGACTTCCTACCTGCTAAAAATGCTGTAAAAGGTAAAGGTTTATGTGTAGCACATATAATGGGTGGGAAATTAGCAGTCCCAACTTTAAAAGGTTTATTAGATGCTTCTTACGATAAGAAGGTTAAAAATGTAGATGGGTTTATTCAAGATGAAAAACTATCAACTAAAACAAGTAAAGTTTATATCAACCCTGAAACAGGACAAGCAGTAGTCGCTCATAGAGGAACAAGTGGATTTACAGATTGGTTTAATAATGCTGTTTATGCAGTAGGAGGACGCAAAGCATATAAGATGACCCCAAGATATAAAGAAGCAGAAAAAGTGCAACATCAAGCAGAAGCAAAATATGGTAAGGATAAAGTTTCAACAATCGGTCATTCACAAGGCGGACTTCAAGCGGAATTATTAGGTCAAAACTCACACGAAGTAATAACACTCAATAAAGCGACAAGACCATTTGAAAATACAAAAGGAGAAAACCAATACGATATTAAGAGCAGTAGAGATATTGTTTCTTCATTAAATCCATTCCAACACATACACAATCCATTTGAACCGAAGAAAGGACACGATATTATTATACCAGCAAAAGGTTTTAATGTATTAGACGAACACTCAATAGAAACATTAGAACGATTAGAAAACGACAGGTCAATAGGTAAGGGTTTAATTAAAGGAGGTATGATTGTTAAATCAAATCCATTTGGAGATAATGGTTTATAACCTTACCATAAGATATGTATTGATAAATTATTTGGACTATAAGGATTATCCTTCCAATCACCTTTCATATTAGTCGCCCTATTTAAATAATTCTTTCTTCTTTCCTTATCTTTATGCTTTGTAAAATCTTCATATCCTATTTGACCGAAGGAAACCCACTTATCATTAATCTTGTCATAGATGTCATATTTTTTATCATCTTTCAAACTTACATATAGGTCAGCAGTTTTTCCTAAATATTTATACGCCATTTTTTGTGCTTGTTTTGGATTAGACCATTTAAACAATTCTTCTATCTTATTATCCATTATATAATAACACAGAAATTATATTTGTTCTTTACTTCCAACTTTATTAATATTATGTGTAATTTCAAACTCATTTTCTTTTTCTTCTATCTCCACATCTCGTTTGACCTTAATACAACATATCTCACATTCTCTACATTTTGATTTATACGCCATAGACGCTAATTTAATTATCATACCGCTAATTGTGGTTATAAATGCAACCCAAAATACTTCGCTTAACATACATTACAATAAGATATTATTTTTTAAACCAACAACAATATTTTATATACCATTTTCTCGCAGGTTTTTTCTCACCGAGTAATTCCTCTAAAACAGAGATTGATTGACCCTCACTTGTCATCATATATACTATACCAATATTTTATAAACTGAAATTACAACCCTCTTGACTAATTACAAACCATTTACTTAAACTACTATTCCAAATCATCTCAACCACAGAATTAATAGTGTTTAAAAAGCAATTTGTAAATGGAGTTAAATTACCAGTAATGTTAAAAGTATTTCCACCTCCACTAATATTTACACCGATATTTTGGTCGTATAGATAAAACAGAAATCCAGCGGTAGTTTGAGCGTTAGTAGCGAATACAGGAGAAGAACCATTATACGAAACGCAATTCCAAGCAGAACCGACTGGTATAGTTGCGAATAAATCAATATCACCATATAACAGAGTGTTATTTGAAATTGTATAAAACACACCAGTAGGGTCAAGGGTGATAGATTGAATTGGAAAAGAAGGTGTAAATAGATAGTTATTTCTATCCCAACTACTTCCGTTCCAAGTAATAAACATTCCGTAATTATCCGTCCAATTGGGGTCTGTTAAAGGATTAGTAAAATTACCCCCAAACAAAACGCCATTACCAGCAGGAGCAACCGAAGAAACAGAACTATTTAAAGTTATTCCAATACTGAAATACGAACTCAAATCGTATCCCACCAAAGTTTGAAAAGTAAATAAATAAGGAATACTAACTGCTGGATTAGCGTTTTGTGTAATAGTTGTGAAACTACCACCAACGACAATAAATCCACTTGTCGTATCTTGTGTAATAGAATTAACATTACCGCCAAAAAATCCATTACCAGCAGTATCACTAAAAGAGTGAAAAAACCCTGGAAAGTATTCGTAAGTAATCCATTTTGGATAATTAGAACCAGTAAGAGTAAAAAAATCGTCAAACGCACCACCAATATACAAGCAAGATAAAGCACTATTATCGTAGCGAACAAATAAGAAAATAATCCAGTAAAATCACCGCCAACAGCAAGGAAACTACCACTGGCGTAGGATTGAAAGCATCTAATTCTACCGCCGTAAGAACCTTGATAAGTCCAAGAAGCACCACCATTAAACGAATAATAAACATTACCGCTTTCCGTCCCAACCCACCAAGCACCTAAAAATCCGTTTTGAGAAGCAGTAATATTCTCTACACCACTTAAAAAACCGCTTGTCGTAATACTTGTTGCTTCTATCCAAGTCGCAGGTTTTCCCAAATTAATAGCAGTATATCGTAAATTACTTTCAACAGACCCAGTAGGGGCAGTAGCATTTGCAGTTAAATATACAACTTGTTCTTTTGAATATTGATTGTTTAAGGGGGTAGTGATAGAAGTAGCACTAACAATATCATTAGAGTTCAAATCTAAATCGCTATTTAAAATATCCACTTGGGCGGTATTCGCATTCAACGAAAGATAGTCGCTCAATCCAGCACTATTTCCAACGGCAAAATCCATACGACCTTTTACACTACCAGCGGTTATAATTGGAGCGTTTTGATGTATTCTACCAAACTCGGTTTTTGTTCCAGCACTATTTTTAGCGTAGAAACTCATTCTTGAAAACTCGCCTGTTTGAGCGGTTCTTTGGTTATAAACTTCTTGATACAATATTCCATTACCACTTCCAGTATTGAGTGATAGTAAAGGATTATTATTCAATCCAGTTCCATTAATAGTAATCTGTCCGTCAGTAATAGAAGTGGTTTGATTTACTACACCAGCATCACAAAGTAAAGTATCATTTATTTTTAATGTTGTCGCATTAGGCGGTAATTCTACTGCTTGAAATGCCTGTTGCACCGCACACAATCTTCCTAAACCTGTTGTATATGTAGGTTGTCCTGTTTCCTGAAAAACCACTCCATCTTTTGTCATTTCAAAATATTTTGGTGTGATTGTATCCAAGTCATAATTTATTCTAATTCCATCTCTACCAATAGCACAAGATTTCGTTTCAGTAAATGTTTCTGTAAAGGTTTCATCGCCAGGGTCAGCAGATACTTCGCTTACCTGTCTATCACTAAATCGTAGATTGCTTAAATAAGAACTCATTTTATATATAATGTATAGATAAAATAATTTTAATAAAAATCGCTAAACTTCTTAATATTTATAGCATATTAAAACAATACCACCTACGCCTCCTGCATAATGATTGACAACAAAAGCACTCGGTGAATAGGTTGAACTACCTTGATTAAATTGATAAAAGTTAGAACCTGCTACTCCGTTTATAGTAGTTGATTTTCCATTTATTAGATATGCGAAACCACCTTGCCCTGATATTTTTGTAAATCCACTTGGGTCGCCATTCACACCGCCATTTTGTCCTTTTGAACCTGACGATGTTTGAGAACCTGAACCCAAATAACTTATCATAGTTCCACCATTACCTCCTGCTCCACCGAACTCCTGCGAACCATTTGTTGTTCCATTTACACCTCTATATCCACCTTCACAATATGCTATGTAAGGGAAAGATGTATAACCATTATTCATTCCTGCTCCATAAGTCCAAAAACGAGATAGAACATTACTTCCAAACTGACACGCTACAAATCTACCAGCAATAGCGGTTGAAATTGTTTGTGATGAATTAACAACACAATTAGAAGCATCAGTAATAGAGCGAAGCAATTGAGTATTCGCACTCGTCCCATTACAAAGTAAATATGTATTATACGCACTTGGATTAAAACCATTAAAACTTCCGCTTGTAGTTGATACAGCAGTTATAGTTGTTCCTGATTGAGTAAATGTCCCTTCCCAAAATACTTGTGGTGTGTATCCAGTTGCGACCATAGCAACATTAAGAGTTTGAGATTGTTGAGATTGGACTACCCAAGTATTAGCAGAACCTGAAATAACTTGAAGTTGATTATAATAAGCACCATATGGAGTAGTAGATGCTGGATAAGAAGTATTAAAAGCACTCGTTGTAAAAGTAATAATTGTTCCTATACTCATAGCACCTGATGTAGTAGCAGTTAGAGTAATAGTAGTTCCTGATTGGGTGAATGAACCACCCCACACACTCGTATATGTATAATTTGTATTTTGTCCTACTTGACCTGTTGTTCCACCTACAAATTGAGGTTGATTTAAAACACCGAATGCGTTGGTTTGCTGACCTGTTGATAATCTACTATTCAATACTAAACCACCACCTCCACCACAACCACCAATACCCTTACTCCAACCAAGAGTAGGATTTGTTGCATCACCACCTGAATTACCACCACCACCAATTGTGTATAAATCTACATTTTGAGTTCCAGCAGGTGTGCTTACCACTTGCCAAGTAGCAATTGCGTTTGTCTGTAAAGGAGAAATAGAAGTAGATTGTAAAACAGGATTTACAGCGGAAGAACCTGAAATCGCACCCTGAACCCAAGCAGTAGTTGGTATTTTTGTTGAAGCATCGGTTGATGCAGGTTGAGTAGCGGAAGTAGTTATAGGCGTGGCATTATTAAAATAATTAGTCCCAGTCCAAGTGTTATTTAAAGGTAGTAAATTAGAACTCACCGATGCTACATATTGTTTAGAACCATTTGGAAATTGAATATAATTAACACCATCTGTTCCTGACAAAGTTAAATTAGCACCCACATCAAAATTGATTGCTTCCGCATTTTGTAAATACTCTGTTCCCTGTGCTATTGGAAATCTTAAATATCTTGTATCCGCTTGTGCCTGTGTCAAATTAGTATCTGCCCTCATAAAATTAGCAGGATTGAAAACATTAATCGGTTCAAGATTTGTTGGAGGATTATATGTCGCCATTATTTATATAAACTATTGAGAAATTAATTTTATTTCATAACTTTTATTTTCTGTTTAATATATATAAAATGGATAGAGGCAAGAAATCATCTAAATCTTCATCACAAGCAGAACTCAAAGATTGGTATAAGGAAATGCCTAAAAAATATCTCCTAAAACAACACAATCCTAATTTTGACAAACACGGATTGAAACTACCATTTAGAATGTTAATAGTTGGAAATAGTGGTGCTGGAAAAACTCAAACACTTCTAAATATTATATACAATATGGGTAATACATTTCAAAATATAATTGTAATCACTAAAAACAAAGATGAACCGCTATATAACTATATGGAGGATAAAATGGGAGAACAAGGATTACAGATTTTAGAAGGAATTGATAATGCACCTGATTTAGACACATTTGATAAAGACGAACAAACGCTTATCGTAATGGACGATTTGGTTTTAGAAAAGAACCAATCAGCATTAGAGCAATACTTCATTAGAGCAAGAAAACTAAATTGTAGTTTGATTTATATTTCGCAGTCATATTATCGTGTGCCGAGAATTATTAGACAAAATCTTAATTATCTTGTTATTAAACAATTGTCATCTTTAAAGGATTTATATAGGATAATGAGCGAGTATAGTTTAGGAGTAGAGAAACCACAATTAGCAGATATGTATAAGTCAGCAACTGCTAATAAACAGGATTTTCTATTAATAGATATGGATACAGACCCTGCGAACAGATTTAGAAAAAACTTCAACGAAATATTTGATATTTCCTGAAAATATTATAAATTATTTTCTTTTTATAATGTATAATATAATGTTGCTACGCAATTTCAAATCCACGCAAGATGAAGTTTCCAAGAGAAGTTTAGCAGATGAACTTTTACAAGTTGAAATCAACAATAACGCTATATTAGATGAGCGTATAGGTAAGTATCAAGATAAAAACGCTCCTCCTCCTGTCCCACCTGAATATAAATCGCAGAGCGAAATATTGAAAGATACTATCAAGTTAGAAAGAGATGCTATTGATGGAGTTATGGATATAGGATTTAGTTATGGTGATGCGTCTAAAATCGTTAGTGAATTGAAAGGTAATAAACAATTAATAGAACTCGTGCAAGGTCTGCCTTATATTAAAAGTGATATTCAAAAGAAGTTTAACCCTAAACTCGTGAGCGTTAGTTTCTTTCAAGGATATTTACAAAACTATTTTGAAGAACTCGGTGTATCATATGGTTTTAGTTTTGATAAATCAGGTGGTATGGATATAGCATCTTTGAGTGAAATAAAACAGATTTTACCACAAGCAGACGCTTTCCAAAGTTTAGGTGATTTAGTCCAAACAACTCCTATGTCAGGTGAGATTGGAACAAGTATTTTAATTCCCATTCAAAACTTTTTACAAGTCGCTCTCACACCAGCAGAAGAAACAAAACTCAATACAGGCAACTTGACTGCTAAAACAAGACAAGGACTATTTAAAAGAATTAAAGCAGTAATTACAAAAGCAAGTATCCCATCTCCTGTTGAGATAAGAGAAGCAAGTATAGCAATACAAAGAGCGATTGATGATGGTGCAAGTTATTTAGCATTCAATCAAATTGGAGCAGATTTAGCGAACCGATTATCAGGTATGACAAAAGTAAATCTCAAACCTCTTGAAAGTATCGCTAATGACATTAATACTGAATTACCTGACCCTGATATTGAACCACAAGAGGTCAATATAGGTGTTGATGATGAAGATGAAGAACCTATGGAAATATTACCATATGATGAAGCGAGATTTAACATAAATATAAAATATATTGAAGGACTAATTAAAAGACAGGATTGGAGGGGTATGAATAATATGATAGAGCAGGTTTTATCAAAAGTTGGTTTAGATAGGGTGCAATCAACAGATGGAACAATCATATCATTAGCATCAATTGAAAAGGAGAATAGTGGAGAAAGAAAATCAAGAATTACACTATATAAGAAAGCAGAAGGATTGATAGGTTTAATGAGAGAAATATTGCGAAATAGAATAGGTGTCGCTCCATATTATAATATTGATAATCACCAATACTACGAAGACCCTAATGATGGAGCAGTTGGATTTGGTGTGAAATCAAAAACAGCGAAAGCAGTAAAGAAACACTTTAAAGAAGATGAGAAGTTCTTAAAGAAGGTCGCAGAGGAAGTCGCAGACGATAGTTCAAGTGATGAGGAAGTTATGAAAGTATTGAAAAAGCATTCCAAAACAGAAAAACCATATGAAGCAAAAATTGAGAAAGCAGTTGGAGCAGGATATATACACAAACGCATACCAATCAAGAAAATAGTTGGAAAAGGTATTGATGTTGAAGAACAACCAACTTATAGAACATTTGGAAAATATGTGATGCATATTCCTCACCTGACCGATAAGAATGTGTTAAACTTAAAGTATCCAAGTTTGGGTTCTATTCCTTCTATTAAACCTATGACGATAAGTGAGGACTTTAAAGATTTTGTAATTGATGTTATGAATACAGGAAGAGTAAATGAAAAACAATTTAATTCACTTCACCCACACGAGCAAAGACATTTTGAAAGAATTAGCAAAGGTGCTGGACTAATAGACACATTCAAACTTAAACGAAGTGGTGATGATGAAGAGAAAGCAGAAGTAGATAGGTTCAATCTTTTAAGAGGTAATTATTTAGGAGGTAATAATAGTCCTGATGTTTTAAAAGAATTAAAGGGTTTAGTAGTTAAGTTCATTAACGATGGTCGTATAGCAAGAAACGAAGGACTTAATCTATTGATGGAATTGTCTATTTAAAATTAAATTATTTTGAAGTTTAGCAGATTTTTTTATATTTGTATTATATATAAATATGAAGACACTTATTCTTAACGCTTCTAATGTGGCACAGGGAACTTTTAATTCAAAGTTTATTTATAACTTTCCACAGGGTGGTTATACATTCAAAGACGATTTCATAGCAGTCCAAGAACTCGCTATGTATTTTAGTGCTTTCAATATTACAACAAACTATAACAATTACAAGTTCTCGTATATTTGGATTGACGGAACACAGGTTAATATCACTATTCCTGATAGTTTTTTACAAGTAGCAGGTATAAATGAATATATGCAGTATATTATGATACAGAATAAACATTATCTACTTGATAGTGCAGGTAATTATGTGTATCTTTTAGAAATGGTTGTTAATCAGGCAAGATATGCGGTTCAAGTTAATAGTTATTTAATTAGCACAGCAATCGCTACTGCGAATAGTTGGACTTTACCAGCAGGTGCTACTTGGGTTCTACCTACTGCTTCAATTCTTCCCTATTTAGTAATTCCTTCACCAGGAGCATTTGGAGATTTGATTGGATATGAACCAGGACAATATCCAGCAGGAACAATCACAGGTGTTCCACCAGCACAAGTGCAAACACCAGCATACGCAAGTTCGCAGAGCATTCTATCTACAAAAGCACCACAGATTACACCATATAGTTCATTCCTTGTATATTGTAGTTTAGTAAATAATAAGGCAGTCATTCCTAACCAATTGATTTTTAGTTTCACACCAACTGACAGCACATTTGGAGCATTACAATCGTATAAACCAAATGCCGAACTTGGTTGGAATAAAGTAGAAGATGGTAATTACACCCAATTCAGTATAGAGTTTAGGGACCAACTCGGCAGACCTGCTTACTTCCAAGACCCAAATACACTAATCACTCTATTAACAAAGAATAAATATGAAATGGCGTAATTTATTTTCTATATATTGTATATAATGCGAGTAATTGGCAGAACAAACACACCTGGTGGATTTAGCATTAAGCGTATGAATGGTGGTATTCACGCTCTATCAACAAACACATCTACAAAGGGTTATGGATTGACAAAGGAGTTCTATGAAAAAACCGAAGTTAGACACCCCTTCCAAAGTTTAGGAAAAGTTAATCAAAAGAACACTCTTGAAAGTGTAAAAATCAAATCTTCTAATCCAAAGAAGTATATATCGTTTAATATGTGATTTTTTGGATAGATTATTTAGGAATATTTTATAAATTATTTTCTCCCTGTAATTTATAAAATGGATAATCTTGTCTTTGATGAAGCGGTCAATTCTACGATAGACCAAAGTGAGTTCATATCTAAAAAGTGGGTTTATGTGAATGATAATAACTCACAGAATTATTCTTCGCAGGTTGTTATTGACAGCACACCTTTAAGTAATGCTGGTGGTTGGATTAATTGGAGTGAGGCGTATATGGTCTTACCTCTTGTAGTTCAACTTACATCTACTAATCCTGCATCTCTACCTTATACTCTTAATCCTGGTGATAATTTGGATAATGCTACTACTACTACGCTCGGTGATTACTCTTGGGCGTTTAAAAATGGATTTTGGAATATTATTAACTCTATGAATGTTGAGTTTAACAATCAAAATATTATTCAGCAAACTCCGCTTACAAATGTGTTTAGAAGTTTCAAAGCACATACTTCTTTCTCACAAGATGACCTTTTGAATGAAGGTTCTTCTCTTGGATACTATCCTGATAATGCTGGGTCTTGGAAATATTCAGCAGGTTATTCTACTGATGGTAATGGATTAAGTAATAACAGAGATGCTCCTATTCAAAGAGTATATGTTCCTGCTTCCGTTGGTGCTGGTGGTGGGTATGCGTATTCTTCTACTGGAACTGCTGGTGATTTAGCATCTACTGCTACTGGTCGTTTTGATGGTGCTACAAATCCTTCTTCTTATGATGGAGGTATTTATTCTTTTAATGAAGGTTTGCTTAAAAGACAGACCTGGTATGGTTATGACGCACAAGATAGTTCCCAAAAAGCAATTAACCCTCTTTCCACTTGCAGTCAAGTTTATAGAAGTTCAAAGGTTCAAACCGAAGCAGGTTCTGTTGTATGGAGAGTATTTGCTAAATTGAGATTGAAGGATTTAAATGAATACTTTGAGAAATGCCCTCTTCTTAAAGGTTCTACCATTCGCTTTTACCTTAACACCAATCAAGCACTCACTCAATTTACTACTATTGGTGGAACTATGAGTGCAAGTGGTGTGATTACTCCTGCTACATATTCTGCTACTTCCGTTCAAGTCATCGGTGGTCTTACTAATCCTCTTATGGTTGCAAGTCAGGCATCAGGTAATGGTGCTTCAACTCTTCCTGTTGATACATACCAACTATCAGTTTCAATTTTCAAAAATACTTTCCAACAGCAAACTACCGCTTATACAGCAGGTCAATCTCCTTTATCCGCTGTTCGTTTGTATGCTCCTGTGTATCAATTTAATCCCCTCGCTCAACAGCGTTATTTACAACTTGCTCCTACGAAGAAGGTGGTTTATAGAGATATTTTCCAGTATCAGTTCTCGGTTAATGCTAATGATAGTTTCAACTTTTTAGTTTCTAACGGAATACCAAATATCAAGTCAGTCCTTGTTGTCCCTGTCATTCCTGGACCTGCAAACGGCAGTCTTGGTTATTCTACTCTTATGTCGCCTTTCGCTTCTACTGGTGGAACTCCTGACCCTATTACTTTGACTAACTTTAACATCTTGGTAAGTGGTGTCAATTTATTCTTGAATAATCAACTTTACGACTACGAACAATTTAGACAGGAACTAATGTCTTCTAATCAGTTGAACGGCAACTTGACTACTGGTCTTACATCAGGTCTTATTAGTGAAGAAATGTTTTCTCGTGGATACAGATACTACTACGGCAACTGCTCTCGTATTCTCCCTGCCGAAGCAGGTGTCAGTCGCTCTATCCAAATCATCGGTCAAAACGCTTCTGCTATTGCCACCACACTCCTTGTGTTCGTTGAGTTTGAGAAGAGTATGACAATTGATATTGCTACTGGTGCGAGAATTGATTAAATAATTTAGATTAAAAATATTTTAGATTTAGAAAAAAATTAGGTTAGTTTTTATTTAGGAGATTTATATATTATTTTCTTACAATACTATATAAATGAATATTGCTTTATTTAAAAAGGATTATGCACTTGGAATGAAAGCAGAGGACGAGTTGTTAAAGGTATTTTGCGACAAGTTCGGTGAGGTTGAAAGAACGACGAAGAAATCAACCCCCTATGACTATTTAGGCAGTAATGTCTATATTGAATTGAAAACAAGAAGAAACACTAAAAATCAGTATCCTACAACTATGGTTGGAAAAAATAAACTTGACTGGGCGAGTGGTGTGGTAAAAACAAATCCTGAAACAAAAATATACTTTTGCTTTAATTTTACAGATGGGGTTTATTACTGGGAATATACAGCAGATAATTTAATTGATATTACATTTAGAGAAGGTGGTAGATGGGATAGAGGAAAACCTGAAATAAAAGAATACGCCTATATACCTGTTAATAAATTAATTTCTATCGTATAATTTAACGATAAAATAATATTATTTAGCAAGAAATTATTTTCTTTATAATAATATATAATGAGTGAGTTTATACCGCATCAACTACATTTGACAAAACCTCAAATTAGGAAACTAATGACAGGTAAAGGTGTGAATATCCCTTACGCACATATGGGGAGTGATAAGGGTAGTGCTGTTGTGATGTTGCACCCTGCGAATGCGAAGCGACTATTAACAGGTTTTAGAAAGAGTAAAGGTGTTAGAATTGCTTTAACTCCTGCTGAAATGGAAATGAGTGCTACGGAAGGTAGAGGTTTTAATATCGGTAAAGCATTTAAGAAATTAGGTCATACGATAGAAAGAGGAGCAAAGAAAACTTTTACACCTAAATTGGGTAGAGATATTGTATCAGGATTAGAGAAGGCAGGTAAAACAACCGCTTCTGCTCTTATTCACGCTGGTATTCCTGCTGTTGCTGGTCTTGCTGGTGATGCTCTTGGCGGACCACTTGGTGGTGTTGCTGGTGCTGTTGCTGGTGATATGTTGGCAGACCAAGTAGGTAAGGCGACTGGATATGGATTATATGGAGGTGCTATGCCTGACCCTGCTTCTGCGAGAAAACAATATATGGCGATGATACGCTCTATGCGTGGTAAGAGTGAAGCAGAGAAAGCAAAAATTAGAGGTTCAGGTCTATTTAAGATGCTTCATAAAATAGGTATATCTAAAAAGAGTGCTATTAAAGGTATAAAAGATGTTGGTAAGAAAGCAGTTAGATTAGGTGCTACTGCTCTTGGAACTGCTATTGGTGCTTATGCTGGAAATCCTATGGCAGGTGCTATGATTGGAGATGCTCTTGGTCGTGCAGGTGAAGTTGGTTTGGATAGTATGCAACCTTCTAAACACGGAGTTAGATTTGATAGAGGAGAAGCAGTATCGTCTTTGAAAAAGGATATGACTAAATTAGCAAAGGATAAATTAGAAGAACTCGTAGATGAGCGTGTCCCACCTGAATACAGAGGAATAGCACATCAGGTTCTCGCTGGTGAGCGTTTAGATAAAATCGCACAACAGGAGATGGAAAAGAGAATGGGTGAAACAGCACACCAAATGTCAAAACGCATTACTGGTGATGGTGTTAGACAAAGAGGAAGACCTCGTAAATTGGTTGGTTCAGGAGCAAAGGATAGTTCTGCCTACAAGAAAGCGTTGGCAAATAATTTTAGTGGATTAACTTTAACATCTGCTGATGCTCCAAATAGACCAGCGAGTGCTTACGCTGTAAATCCAGTTGTTAGACCAAGTAGTGATGAGATGACATTATCTCCTTATCAAGGTATTAACTCCCCTGCGATGAACCCTTTTATACCTACTTATTACACACAGCAAGGAGGAACACAGAGCGGATATGGTGGGCGAGGATTGTATGGTGGGGGTCTTTTTTAAATGACTTCTAATATGGTAATGGATTTATATGATTAATAATAATTATATAAGACGATAGATTTTGAAAGAATTGGAATTATTTAGGAAAACCGAAATTATTTTCTTTGTATAGTATATAATGGCAACCAGTTCTAATGACAAGACCACAATTGGAGCGAAGGAACTTAAAATCTTGCAAAGTAAAGCAAAAGCAGGTTGGAGATGTTATTATGTGATGAGAGATGAGTTGGACGATATGAGTATGTATATAAGTTCAGTAAGAAACCAAAACCGAGAATTAATAAAGTCAATTAAAGAAGGAACTGACTGCGATGTTGCTTTCCTTAAAAAACAATTTGTAGAACTTTATGACAAGGTGAGTGAAAAAACTGAATGCCCTGTATGTATGGAGCAACTAACAAAAGAAAATCTTGAAGTCCCTAACTGCGGACATCTCATATGTAAAGTTTGTAAAGATAAAGTTATGCAACACGATAAGAAGTGTCCTTGTTGTAGAAAACAAATGTATTAAGTAAGACCATTATATCCCAAAAATAATTCGTAGAATATTTAGGAATTATTTTCTCAATATAGTATATAAAATGATGAAATCACCAATCCGTAAGGTCGCTCACAAAGTAGTAATCCATAGATGCCCTGAATGTAATGATACATATAAACTTGGAATGAAGATTGATTGTATTGAATGTAAAAAATATTTGTGCTACGATTGTGCTGTGTTTGAAAATGATGAAAGTGGATATATGATGTGTCCTGATTGTTTTAAAGCACAGGAAGACCAAAAGCGAGTTGTAAAAGACCTTTTAGATAAAGGCATATTATTAGAACCATTTGAAAGTAGTGATTTTGTTATAAGAAATTAATTTCTCTTTCTATATTAAATGTTAAGTAATTTTGATATAGAAAAATTGTGTAGCAAATTGGACTTACCATTAGTTGGTGTATTCCAAAAAGATAATCTTGCAAAAGTCCCAAAGCAAATAGGGTCTTATTATATTAATCAACAATCATCTACTGATGGTGATGGGTCGCACTGGACTTTATTTAAAATATATTGTGATGAAGAAAGAGATGACGATTACCCTTCAATATTACAGGCAAAAGCATTATACTTTGACCCATTTGGATTAGATATGAGTATAGAGGTCGCTGATTATTTAGCAGATTTTAAACCTATACCATATAATAATAAACAAATACAGAATGTGCGAAGCGAGAGTTGTGGTTGGTATTGTGTAGCGTGTGATTATATATTAGAGCATAAGAAACATAGTGATACTTATTTAGAAGATTTTGAATTATTCTTACAGCATTTCAGGGACAATCCTGCAAAGAACCAAACACTTCTTAAAGAAATATTTAAACCTTTATAATAAAATATTTAGGAGAAAATAAAATGTTTAGGAAATATATAGAATGAGTGAAATAGAGCAATACGACAACGGCGATTACGCAGGTGAAACCATTTCTGCTGACAAAATTATTTTTGACTTCTGCCCCTTTGAAGAGTTTGATTGTCTTGAAGCGATATGTGCTACTGACATTAAACCAGGTTGTAAGTTTATTGATTTGAGTAATCCTGTTAAGAAGACAATACCTGTGCCTGATGGAGAAGTATTTATATGCAATTATTGTTGTAATAAGATTGAAAATGCTTTGACAACTTGTATTGAATGGACTGATAAACATAAGGATATATATTGTTTAGGTTGCTATGATAAAATGCTTGATAATATACTTGAAGATTGGAAGAAGGAAGAGGGATATATGAAATTGAAGACAGACAATTAATAAACTATTTAATTATATTTAGGAGAATTATTTTCTAAATATAGTATATAAAATGAATATCCAATCGTATTCTAATCTTGGTAATAACCTTATACTTACACCAAATCAGGTTGCCGAATTGAAACCGACAGGAGCAGTAAGTCAAAAAATAGTTGGTCTTAACTCTACTTATGGTCTTGAACCTGTATATGTTTTAAAGAAAAACGATTTGATTGCTAATAACGCTATACAGGGACAGGGTGGTATTGGTTCAGGTGAGAGTTTAAAAGAACGCTTCCCTAATGCGACGAAGGAAGAGTTAGATAAGCGAAGAACACAACAAATAAAAAACGCACAGCGTAAATACAGAGAAAGTCATAGGGACGCATATAATAAGTATATGCAGGATTTGTATTTTAAAATGGCGAACCAAAAGAAGTTCATATCAGGCAAACCAGGTGATAAGTTTGCTATTAGTAATAAAGGAAAAGAATTGGGATATTCCACACCTGCTGAATGGTATGAATATAGATTAAAACAAGCACAGATTGCTAATGCAAAATACAGAGCGAAGAAGAAGCAGGATAATATATTAAAAGATATTGACAAGATAGTTCATAAGGATTTGAAGGAACAATTTAAAAAGGACTTCCCAAAGAAGAAAGGCAGACCTGGAAAGAATGAGAAAAGAGAAGTATTCACACCTGATAGTGATTGGTATAAAGAAAACTTTGAGAAAAGAAAAATCGCTATACAGAAAGAGATTGGTGAGAAAGGTGTTGTAGTTCCTTACTCTGCTCGTGCGAAAGCAACCAAACCTGATTACCCATTTGAACCTGATGATACTACACCTGCTGATAGAAAACTATATGATAAAAATAAAGAAGCATACAAGGAGAAGATTGGTGAGGAGAAAGCAAAAATCGCAAAGGAAAAACGACAGGCAAAAGCAAAAGAGAAAGCAGATAAGAAAGCAGAAAAGGTTAAAGAGAAGGCAGTAGAAAAGGAGAAGGAGAAAATAGAAAATCTACCTATTGAGAAGACAGATGCTTTTAAGAATTGGTTTGCTGAAAAATACGCACCAAAGATATATGCAGGAAAAGATAAAGATGGAAAACGATTAGAAAGAACCGCAACCTTTGAAGAGGCAATAACACCATATTCAGGAAAAGTTCCCTCTCAATTTATCAATCTGTATAAGATGACGCATTAAAATAATACGATTATTCAAGACGATATTTGTATTATTAATATTTTTTTTTTGTTCGAAGAATGTTGCACTATAAAGGGTGTCTATGGTGTGGGAAATAAAAATGAAACTTACTTATGCTGTGGATACAGAGTAAAAAGTTAGGAGGGATAATATTTAGGCATTTTTCTAAAAAATAAAAAAGGGAAGTTTTAGGAATTATTTTGTAGATATAGTATATAAAATGAGTTCTACCGATTTCGCCACCGCCCTTGCCGTTCTTAAACTGCCAAAGCAAACTGATAAGCAAATCAAGTTTATTGACCTTGCAAACGCTATGAATTATAAACCAAAGAAGATAATGAAAGGAAAAGAAACAAAGACCTTGTTGAAGGAAGGTTCTACCAAATACAAGGAAGCAGTCCAAGCAGAGATTATGAGAAGATTTAATGAGAAGAAAGCAAAAGTGCCAATTGTTAAAAAGCAGTCAGTCAAGACCGCTCCTAAATTAGCACAAAAGAAACTTGTTGAGAGTTTGTTGTCAAAGAACTTTCAAAAGTTTTTATACACCTATGATGGTGTTGATAATGTTGAAGATTACAGAAAAGTAATCAAAACAGAAAGTGATGCTCTTGGTGGTTCAGTATTTATATCTGTTCCATTTAAGTCCAAGAGTGATAATAAAATATTGTGGCGTTCTATCAATCCTTACTACTTGAAAGATGATAAGACCTTTAATGATGAATTGGAAAGTATATTGCTCGGTAATAACGCAAAGGAAGGACAACAGGGAAGCGACCCTATCTCGTTAGATGAGTATGAACCTATGTATGATACATTCTCCATTTCCGTTATGTCGTCATTCAAAGCAAAGGGGAAGAGTGATAAGATGTTGTTTAAGGTGAAGGGTATTGAAAGTAAGAAAGGATTTTGTGTTGCTGAAAGTTTGAAAGAAGCAGGATATGACTGCACTAAATATGGTAAGAAACCAAGTGAGTTAAGAGATGTTAAAGTTCTTATTGACCTCATTAGAGATAATAACCTTGATATTGCTGTTGTAGCAAATGGATTTACTATTAACAAGAAACCATTAGATATTATCGCCAAGTCAGGTTCAATCACTATTAAGATTGAGGGTAAGAAAAGAGATATGTTCTATGAGTGTGGTAAGGTCTATAAAGATGATGTTGATTATGTTTTCTTATGCGGTAATGAGAATAGAAAGCATTACATCGTCTATGATGAGATTAACGAACACGCTGATTATGCTGACAAATTAGAATTAGAAGATGATTTACTTATCTCTTATTGCGGTAAGATTATTAGTAAGAACGCTGTTCTATTCACACCAAAGGAACTTAACACTAATAACTTATTGAATACCAAGACACCTGTTGAGTATGTGTTCTTTGATTATGAAACTATTATTGACTTCAATAACTCGTCTTGTATGAAAGCATATTCTTTATCCATTCTTATCTTAACACCATTTGAATTAAATGACCTTGAACTATTTGATAGAGAAGGAAAGACAAAAGAGATTGCCGAATTACGCAAACGCAAATGCATTACATTTTTGGGTTATGATTGTAATACAAAGTTTATTGAATGGTTTATGGAATATCAACTTGATAAGATGTTGGTGTTTGTTGGTTTCAATAATACTAACTTTGACAACTTCCTTATGCTTGAAGGTTTGTTAAAATACAAAGAATTAAATACTCTTGCTGATTATGGTGTGAGTGATATTTTCTATAATGGAAGTCAGTTATTAAACTTCCGTGTTAATGGAAGACATACTACCTTTGATATTCGTAAGCATCTTGTGGGTAGTTTGAAAAAGAATTGTGAAAGTTTTAAAATCAAGTGTTGTGCTAAAAAGGATTTCAACCACGATTACGCACAGCAACTTCACGATGAGAATAAACTTGTTGAATACATTACAGGAAACGATGAACTCAAAGAATATAACGAGTATGATGTTTTGGCGACTGCTGTGTTGTATAAGCGTTATGCTAATGCACTTGACGCAATCCCTGCTACAAAGAAATATGCTACTGACCTATACCAAATTAAAACAATTGGTTCTTTAATTTACAAAGTGTTTATTGATAATAAAAAAGAAAAGAAGTTTGAATTACCTAAACTTGATTATCAGGTGTATAAGGATTTACAAAAATCTAAAATCGCTGGTAGAGTTGAGATGTTTAATGGAGTTCAAAAAGTTCAGGAGCGTCTTGCTTCAACTGATGTATGCTCTTTGTATCCTTATGTTATGTCTGTCTTGGATTGCTATTACCCTTGTGGTGAAGAAGTTGAAGAAGTAAATGAATATAAAGGTGATGATGAGATAGGGTTTTATTATTGTGATATAGACCAAAGCATATTGAAGGAGAAAAACTTACCAAATATATATGCTGAAAAACTACCTATGGAGAACGATTGGTCTTCTTCTAATGTGTTGGAAAACTACTTGATTAGTAATGTGATGATTGGTTTGTTAAGACAATTCGGTTGCTCTGTTGTAGTAAAGAAAGGATTTGTGTTTCCTAATAAGATGAAGTCGTGTGAGATGTTTAGTTTCTTATTGGAGTTTATGCAGTCAAAGAACTATCAGGATTTGGAAAGTAAGAAGGAGAAGAAAGGAGTTAAAAATGAATACAACCCTGCTTTGCGTGAAACATATAAATTGTTAATGAACTCTTTATCAGGCAAGGTTATTGAAGGATTACATACAGAGAAAACTATTGACATTAGTAGTGGAGCGGAGTTTTTGAAAATCCAAGAAAAAGCAACCAAGATTAATTTTATTAATGCTGTTGGTGGTAAGATGTTTTTAACTTATGAAGTTGATGCTGAAACCATTATCAATCAGCAAAGACCTATCTATCTTGGAGTGTTGATTTATGACTATGCTAAACGCTATATGTTTCAAAATAGTTATTCCAAGATTGGCAAAGCAAATCTGCTCTACACCGATACTGATGCTTCAAAGTTTAGATACAAGGATTTCATTACTTGGAAGAAGTGGGTAGATGATAATAATATCCAAGTCCCTCACTGGACGGAAGTTGAGAAGTTTGATGCTCGTTATGCTAATCACAAAATCTATGATGCTAATAGCAAGGTGTTTGGTTCATTTGAAGATGAACTTGAAGACGCTGTTGGTGATGATTACTTATTCTATTGTCTTGAAAAGAAGTCGTGGTTATACGCTTACAAAAAAGATGGAGAATGGCATAGCAAATATCGTTTCAAAGGACTTAATGGTTCAGCACAGATGCTTACGATGCAAGAACCTTTTATTACAACAAAGACCATAGAGCATAAAGCAAAGGGTGATAAAGAAGCGTGGAATGAAATTAAATATGTTGTTAAACCTGAAAGTGAATATGATGTGTATAAATATTATTTAGCACATAAACAAAACAATATTGAAAGCGGTAATGAAATTAATTTCTTTGAGAAGATTTATACAACAGGAACTGCTTACATAATGTGTAATTCATTTAGAAAAATTGTTAAGAATGCATCTCGTAATGTTGCGATGGACGATACAAGTTCTTTTAATAATTTAATGAATAAAATACAAGTGAATTATATGATTAAGCGAATACAAATAAAATCTATTGCTAATGTATATAATGCCGAAGAAACCGACGGACAAGAAGACGACAGCGATTGTGAATAAAGAACCTATGCTTGAAAGAGGTAAGCGACTTAATAAAGAAAAACCTGTTAGGTCTTTGCTTGAAGCATATAGCGATATAATAAAAAGAAAAGAACACGAGGATAGATGGTTTGAAGATAAACTAAAATTATTAAGACAACAAACACGAGATATTATATTAGACGAAGAACAACACGCAAACAAATATTTAACAAAGAACCAATTGAAGAGTTCCATAATAGGAGCAAAAGAATATATAAGAGATGAAGCACCAAATAAGATGAAGGTATATTCACACTTCGCAAAGAAGTATGGAATACCATATGTGAGTGGAAACCACAAAAGAACTTTGGAAGAAATCGTGAGAGCAATACACGAATACGAAATGAAAAACCGAGATAAAATAATTGCACGAAGGGAATTAGACCCTTTGACAAAAACTTATGGACTTTATATAATTTGAGAGCATATCCAATAAGGAGTTTTGAAATAAAATAATAAGATAGTGTTTAGGCGGACACAATCATAATATTTTTTTCTTCACACCA